GCGACAGGCTCTGTACCAGCACGACATCGAGATCGGCAAGGGCGCAAGCCAGTGGATGATCAACCTACGCGCTTCGGTGCGTCCGGTTGTGACGTACATCTTTGTGCTGGAGTTGGTCGCGCTCAACGTGGCTGGCGTATGGTACGCCTACACGACTGGCATCCCGTTTGCTGTTGCGATGGAAAACGTATTCAGCGACGATGAGATGCTGATCTTGTCGTCGATCATTGCCTTTTGGTTCGGGACGCAAGCATTTCAGAAAAAATGAAGGTCAACGAAAACGCCTTGGCGATGATTCGCCACCATGAGGGCGTAAGGATGCGCCCCTATCGGTGTCCGGCCTCGCTATGGACGGTCGGGGTCGGGCACCTTCTATACCCAGCACAGGCCGCGATGCCTGTATCCGATAGGCTACAGTTCCCACTACGCGCAGAGGATGATCGTGTCTGGACTGCTGAACAGGTTGATGCTCTCCTCGCTCAAGACCTTGTGCGCTTTGAGCGCGGCGTGGCCCGATATTGCCCTGCTGGCTTTGCTCATCAAGGCCAATTCGACGCTCTCGTTTCCTTTGCTTTCAATGTAGGACTGGGCAATCTGCAACGCTCATCGCTGCGAATGAAACACAATCGCGGCGAGTTTGAAGAAGCAGCAGAAGAATTTATGAAGTGGACGAAGGCCGCGGGCAAGGTGATGCGCGGCCTAGTGAATCGCCGACTTGATGAGCGGAGGCTTTACCTTGGCAAATAAACTCAAGTCGATACAGATGTACGAGGGCAAGTGGTACCGCGTCAAAGGATACAACTACACCGAGTGCTGCGACTGTGCGCTGATCCACAAAGAAGCATTCCGCCTAGTCGATGGCTCGCTCGAGTGGAGCGGTACGCGGGACGATAAACTGACCGAAGAACGCCGAAAGGAACTCGGCATTAAGGTCACACGGAATAAAACCACAAATGACCGAAAAAAAAGCGACTGACGAGCAGATCATAGCGGCCCTTGCCAAGCACAAGGGCATTCGCACGATGGCTGCTGCCGAGTTGAAACTTTCCGAGCGCGGTCTGCTGCGAAGGCTAGCAGTGATGCGCGGTGCAGGGTTAGAGGTTCACGCGACCACCTATCAAAATCGCAACCAGCCGCCAACAGCGGACTTTGAGTTCACGCCACTGCCCGATGACGACATCCCGATTGAGCAACTGATCGAGCAGCGAAAGCGCAAATTTACTTACAAGCGTGAGCACGAAGAGGCCAGCAAACTCATTCCGATTCGCATCAAGATCGGTGGCCCGATTGGGCTGCTGCACTTTGGCGACCCGCACGTTGACGATGACGGCTGCGACATCGAGGCCATCGAGCGACATACGGCTCTGGTAAACGCCACAGATGGGCTATTCGCTTGCAACGTGGGTGACACCACCAACAACTGGACGGGGCGACTGGCGCGGCTATACGCCGATCAGAGCACCTCGGCAGCACAGGCATGGCGCATTGCGGAATGGTTCGTCAATCGGTGCCGCTGGCTTTACATGATCGGCGGCAACCACGATCTGTGGTCTGGATCTGGCGACCCGCTCAAGTGGATTGCGAAGCAGCAGAACTCGCTCTATAAGTCGAGCGAGGCACGAATCGCGCTGCGGTTTCCGAACGGTGCCGAGGTGCGCGTCAATGCACGGCATGACCACAGCGGCTCGTCAATCTGGAACCCAGCCCATGGCCCGATGAAGGCCGCGCTGATGGGAACCCGAGACCATATTTACGTCGCAGGGCATAAGCACGAGAGCGCGTATAGCGTGCTGAAAGACCCGATCCAAGGCATCACCATGCACGCGATTAAGGTGGCCTCCTATAAGGTTTACGACCGTTACGCGAAGGAGCGCGGATTCCGCGACAACTCCCTATCACCGTGCGCCCTCACCGTTATCGACCCCAGCCTACAGCACGACCATCCCGACATGGTTAAGGTCTTTTGGGAACCCGAGGTCGGGGCGGACTACCTACGCTGGCTGCGCTCCCGATGAAACTTGAAGACGACGCACTCGAGGAGATGGCGTGGGCCGAACCGGATGCGTGCCAGAATTGCGTGTGGTTTTGCCCGTGGAACGGCATCGGTTGGGGCTGCTCGCACGAGACTGTAAACGGACTGCTCGGCGGCATCTGTCGCTGCGGCAGCAAACACTTTAAGCAAGCGCGGCCCTATAACGTGCGCGGCACTACGCTAGATCGGTAATCACCACAGATCGACACCGCCACGCTTTGCCGCCCACTCCGGCGGAGGCACTCGTCGCCACTCATCCTGCCTTATCTGGTTCAGTGTCTTGAGCCACCGTCTTGAAATTAACACGATGCCTAGCAGCACGGGCATCAGAAAGAGAATAAATACGAGCAGTTGCATGGTTCGGTTCTCCTGTTGCATCGCAATACCCACAGCGGAACCAGTCTCCGCTGTAGTCCTCGATCCATAGTCGGCCAAAGCAGCCGGGGCAGTTCATGGCTCCTGCACCCATCGGCTGTCCATCCTTCGCAGTTCGCGCATCTCTGACTCCAGCGTCTCTATTCTTGAGACGTACCAAACAATGCGTTCCCGCAGTTCTCTGATCTCCGCTTTGTATTCGCTCGCCGTGTGCGGGGTTCGATCCCATTCGGCGTCCCATTCGTCGATCATACGATGTCCTCCGCTCGTAGTTGTGCGATGGTTCTAACCATTCCCTCAAGGTGCGCCAATCGAACGTAATCGCGCTCAAGATCGGTGTGCGCTCTGCGATCTATCGCGTCGTGGCACGCGCTACACGCCCACGCTCCAAGTAAATCGTCGGCCTTAAGACCAATGCCCGAAATGCCCGGCATCCGTATGTGCGCGAGCACAACCGTCTCGCTATTGTGATTGCAGATCGACGGCAGGCGCACAGTGCAATCGCGGCCCTTGGCTTGCTTGCGTAGGTTCATATCAATTTCAAAAACTCTGGGCCAAGTTCTCTAGTATTGTCAGGATCATACGGTGATGGCACAGCAAGACTCCATGCAATGTCATATTCCAAAAAACCATAAATTTCGACTTGTCGTAATTCTGGCATAAACGGTTTGGCAACAAACAACACCAGCCCTTTCCCTAGTTGTTTGCGCCTTACTGCCGCTGTTTCTTTAGTACGTAGTCGACGCACCTCTATATTTGCGCCAACGTCGGGCGTGTCGCGGTATTCGTAATGTTCTGATGCGTGCCAAACATGGCCAGACCAAAACCGATTTGTGTATTTCGCAACAGCCAATTCAGCCACGCACGCCGCAACTTGTGCAGTGCGATCATCCTCCATACGCGCTTTGTCATAGTATGCCGCATCTTTTTTGTTCCAATTTTCTATATACCGCCGCGCACCAACATGGGACGCCCATTCATATTCCCACGGCGACAGATCAATGATCGGTTTCGGCATATACTGGTTCTGGTATGACAATGCCCATGTCAGCGCAGCGCGTTTCTAGGAACAGCAAGTAGTCGCTGAATTCTTGCCGGTTAAGTTTGCTCGATCTCTTAATCGGGCGCACGCGCTTACGCCCGAACCCTTCTATAGTTTCCCAGCCGAAGCACTCGCCCAGCATATACTCGTGGATGTCCTCTCGCGTCCATCCAGCCAGTGCCTCCCCGCCGCCCTCAAGGATCGCGGGATAACAGACGCCCCATAAAAAAGAGTTCTGCTGATTCGTGCGTGGCTTTTTCCACTCCGACACCTCGACGCACCACGCCCGGTCTGACGACAGACCCTGCACCATTAAAGCCGCAGCAGCCGTGAATTGCTGGGGCGTGGTTCCTTTCGGAAATATGCGTCGCATCTGTCGTGCCTTTAGAACGGCACCGAGTCGTCGTGCCAGTTGTCCTCGGTCATCTCGACCTTGGCCGCTGGCTTGGCGGGCTTGCTATCCGTTTTCGGCTGGAACGAAATGCTCATGTACTTGTCGCCTGTTTTTTGGCTGGCCTTGATCCATGCCGACAAGTTGTAATCGACGTTATTGATTACAGCCGAGCCACGGTAATCGGGCCGCTTCTCGTTCCCGTCCTTGTTGTTCTTGAACAGCACGCCTTTCAAATTCGGGTCATAGTTCACAATCGAATCTCCTTCAGTTTGTTTATCTTTTCATCCAACTCGACTAAAAATTTACGCACCTCTGCCTCTAGGTCAGCGATAATCGCGTCATCACGCGGGACGCGGACTATGAGCAGTTGTAAATGCTCCGGCAGTCGCGGGTCATAACTGACGAAATCGCAAGCCGGTTTAACTGTGCACGCCATCTGCCATTGCATCTGGGTTATGTACTTGGCCGGAGGCTTACCAGACAGAACGTACTCCAAATGCGTTGCGCTATTGGCGCACTTGATCTCGACCAGAGCATCATCGGTCACCCCATCTGGTGAAGCACCGGCCATCGCAATCGTCGGGTGCTCGATAAAGCCAACCTCAGCGACCAATTCGCCGATG